TTTTTGAGGCACGAGAAGACCTGTTGATCCGCAATGAGAAGGAAGATCAAGAAAGCCACGATGCAGAGGCTGAAAAGAAGTTCACGCAGCCAATCAACCCAGACCCAGTTACGGAGATTGCCAAGAACCTGACAAAGTAGTGACCGCTGAGAGAAAGGATAAACCCAGCGGTCGCGAACATCATAAGCCATTGCAAATCGTGTATGCTGGTGTTATGACAAACCGAGGAGGGGCGCCAACAGACCGAGTATGGGCAGTTTACTTTTTGTACGCCCAGTCGTTTCCTGTGTCAATCAGCCTTGACCAGCGCCTCCCAGACGACAAGGAGCCGTATGCGGTCACCATTGCCAATGGCGAGGATGTCTTCATCCGACTTTCCGATGTTGAGGTCAGTTGGCTAATCGCCAAGAAAGTGGGGGTATCGTGAGCCGATTACTGCTTATCGTTCCGAGCCGCAAGCGACCCAAGTCTTGCGACGAGCTGCTCACTGCATTTGAGCAAACGGCGGAAGACGCCGATATTCTCTTTGGCATTGATGATGACGACAAGAGTGAATACTCTGAGCGGGTTTTGAAGAAGTCGTCTATCAACCCACGACTCCGAATGGGCGGAACGCTCAACCTCCTGGCAACACAGAACGCTGAAAAATACGAATTTTTGTCGTTCATGGGCGATGACCATCGCCCTCGCACGAAGGGCTGGGACAAAATACTCTGCGAAGCTATTGGAGATCGCCCTGGCGTATCGTATGGTGACGATCTGCTTCAGGGCGCAAACCTACCAACCGCCGTAACGATGTCGGCAGAAATTGTGCAAAGACTTGGATATATGGTGCCGCCACAGTTGGTACATATGTACATGGATAATTTCTGGCGCGATTTGGGCGTACAGATTGGAAATCTTCAATTCAGACCAGATGTCGTCATAGAGCATATGCACTATCTTGCTGGAAAATCCATTAATGATTTGCAGTACCAAGAAGTCAATGCGCCTCATGTGTACGAAAAGGACCGTCTCGCATACGAGGAATATCAGAAGACTCAAATGCCAACCGACGTCATGCTGATCCTGCGAGCATGAAGATACTTATCACTGGACATAGGGGATTTGTTGGTCGGCACTTCACGAAATACTATCGAGATCGCGGGCATGAGGTATTTGGGGTAGATATCACCGCCGACTCACCCCGGGACGCTAGGGACTTCTTCAGAAAAGACGATATCCAATGGGATTTGGTCATCCATCTCGCGGCTGTGGTCGGCGGCCGAGCAAAGATTGAGGGCGATCCGCTGTCTGTGGCGGTTGATCTTTCAATTGACGCAGAGATGTGGCAGTGGGCAATAAGGACAAGGCAGCCACGGGTCGTATACTTTTCATCGTCCGCTGCATATCCGATTGAGCTTCAAAGGCGCGAAGACCACGTCTCGCTCGCAGAGCACATGATCAACCTTAACGACGTCCGTAGCCCAGACTTCACCTACGGTTGGTCAAAGCTGACAGGTGAATACCTCGCACAGTTTGCCGCTGCTGAAGGGGTCAAGGCTCACATCTTTCGCCCATTCTCAGGATACGGAGAAGACCAGGCCCTTGACTACCCGTTTCCGTCATTCATTGACCGCGCACGCCGCAGGGCAGATCCGTTTGACGTTTGGGGCGATGGGCTGCAGACTCGCGACTTTGTTCACATCAGCGATATCGTTGAGACCGTAAATGCAGCCCTTGAGCAGGATTATCCTGATCCGCTCAACATTGGAACTGGTCGAGCAACATCGTTCCTCGCCCTAGCCGACCTAGTCTGCGCCGAGGCTGGGTACAAGCCAGAGATCACCACCCACCCAGACAAACCGGTCGGAGTGTTTTGGAGGGTGGCGGACCCAACCCTGGCGTTTCATGTCTGGAAGCCGCGAGTCACGCTTGAGGAGGGCATTCGCAGAGCGCTTTTGACAAATTAGCGCATAGGGTCTAAGATGCAGAAAGGAAGGAGGGCTGTATGCGAAAAGCAATACGGCTGTATAGCAATATAGTTTTATGAAGACCTTTGAGCAAACTTTCAAAGAAATCTATGACGAGGCGTTTGAGCTTCTCTGCGAGAAGCAGGCCCGGTATGGCGACACCAACATTGAGCAGCTCGGCATACATGGAGTAATCAGCCGTATCGGAAACGACAAGATCGCTCGTGCAAAGAAGTTTTGTAATGGCAAGATTGTAGATGGCCAAGTGATTCTTGATCCGCTTGATGAAAGCACATACGAGTCCCTGACAGACACGCTGCTAGATATCGCAAATTACGCGCTGATTGCTGTTGCGCTTCAGCGCGGTCTCTGGGGAGCACCGATGGAGCGAGATCTCCCAGGGCGATCAGACAAGTGAATCCGCAGTTCATTGAGGCCCTCAAGGCAGCACGAAAGGAAGGGCGTACAGATGCAATCCGAGAAGGAATGCGCGCCCTCCACTCGGCGACAGCGTGGGCACTGGCACAAAAGAGCGACGATGCATACCATCGTGGCTTACGAGACGGAATCTTGTTAGCAATGGAGGCGATTGGGTATAACCGATGGGAAGCACAACGCGGTATGAAATCTGGAAAATCGAGCAAGCAGAAGAAGGGGTAGGGTATAGATGGGCGATATGGGACCAGGTAAGCAACACGGTCGTAAAAAGCGGATTGTCCGCAACGGCAGACGACGCCGTAGGAACAGCGAAGTTTTGGATTGGGTTTCTGACCGATATCGCAAACCGTCTGTCGCGACCAAGCGAGTAGCGAGGGCATGGCTGGCAGAGTCATTCTCAATGAGCAACGCACACAGGATCCCCAAGGTTGCGAACGAAGATCTTGAAACCATGGCGAACGAGATGATGGAAGTCGCTTCGGTCATGGGTGGCGTTGACGAGTGCAAGATCACGCTTACGGAACCGCAAGATGGCGATCCGTATTACGAGAGCGACATTGAGATGATCATTGATGGAACACGCCATGACATCGTGCTCACCTCCCTAGACCTGAATGATCTGTTGACATCCGCCGTCGGCTGGATAAACAGGAGGGGTATTCGGTGAGTGCCTCAGAGCGTCTGCGCGCGATCGTTGAGCACGCGATCTCCGGCGACACCGCCCCAGCCCTCCGTGGCATCGGGATCAGCAAGGGGGGGAAGGTTGAACTTTTCTCAAGGCTGGCGTATATTGCCGGTCTCAAGCGAGCGCTTGAGATTGTTGAGGAGTATGAAAAGGAGCAGGTGAATGACGGACCCAAAGAAGGTCGTCGTTGATAGCCGTGGGCGACCGCTAAACGGCTGGCACTGCACGCAATGTGAAGTTAGTATTCCCGACGAGGTGATGGACAAGTACCCGAAAACCATTGACCCAAAATTTAAGAGGGCGATGTGTCATAAGTGTAGAAAGGTAAAGGTTATAAAGAAATGGGAACAAAAGTAAGAACTGCGTTTGTTGTTATTCTCACCATTGTTTTTTCTGTATCGCTTAGTGCCGAAGATGTAAGTGCAAAAAAGAAACATCGGAATGACGATGAGTTTCATGCCGTCAAAACATGGAAGCAAGGATACAGGGAAGGATGGGCGCTAGACAGGATAAATCAAGTGCACTGGCGCCTAGATAAAGTACCTCTTTCAAATCAAGGCGCCGGAAGTGGCATTACCATTTATATAATTGACACTGGGGACGGCGATGAAGACTGCCACGGTCACGCAACCGTTGTAGCAAGTGTTGCTGCTGGAGATGAATACGGGGTTGCCCCAGCGGCTGAAATTGTGACCGTTAACGCCCTTAACTGCGAGGGGTCTGGAACTGCAAAAGATGTTATTGCCGCTGTTAAAATAGTCGCACAAATTGCAGACCCAGAAACATCTGTCGTGAATATGAGTTTAGGTGGGCCGGCAAAAGCAAGTGTTGACGCCGCAGTTGCAAAGTTAGCCGAGAAGATGCCAGTTGTGGTGGCTGCCGGAAACGAGAGCACTGACGCCTGTGAAAAAACCCCAGCAAGGGTTCCTGCGGCAATCACGGTGGCTGGGTATGACAATAACAATTTGCGATCAATATTTTCTAACTTCGGAAGTTGTGTTGATATTTGGGCGCCGGGCACGGCTATAGACGGAATTGACAAAAACGGCGATAGGGTACAGTGGAGTGGGACAAGCCTCTCAACCGCAATTATTAGTGGCGCAGTCGCGTTTATTGCAAGCCGAGACGGAATTACTACAAAACAAGCCGCAGATAAAATGATACAAACAGCAGCTCGGCCATACCTGATTGATGCACGCCTTAACGGAAAGTCTGCCTACTGCCTGCTAATTGGGGACTAGAATCTGCTTCCCGTCTTCGCTGCCGTGAAATAGAAGCTGCTACCGCTAAGGTCGGCAGCATACACCAGGGCATCAACAAGATCGTCATGTTCCCCATTGGGGAATGACGCCATCTCAATCTCAAGGTCCCTAATTCCGGGCGCACCCTTGAGGTGATATACCTTGCCGGACTCATATCGAGCAGCGAGAGCCCGTGCTCGTGTCACCTTATCTTTATCTGGTCGGACCGCTCTCGCTGGCAGTTTGGTGGTGCCAAGAACTTCGCGCACGAATGTGCTCTGATGCTGAACCGCCTCAATATTTACAGATTCAAGATTCCTTGCGCTATCGTTGATCTCGGGTGCATTTGGAAGAAGGTGTTGTGGCCAAAGCAGCCTTGGTCCGTCGTCGGCGACCAGATCACCCTCACGGCTAATCCCAGTCAACCAGTCACGGTGACCCTCTGCAAGCCGAGCCCTCCATGCACCCACCACATAGAGGTTGTGCTCCGCGTCTTCAACAATTTCAACGCATGAGGTGTAGTCGCTGCGCTCTGACGCCGAGGATGCGAGGTCAATCCCAACACGACGAGCACCAGATGGTACGGCATCAACATACTTGAATCGGTCATACCGAAAGATGTTTCCGCCCATCGCCTGTACATCATTTTGGAACTGAAGCATGAAAATGGGCGTGCCAAGCTCGTCGCGCTTCTTGTCCATGTCTGCAACGGTATACATCTCTGACCAGAGAGCCTGATCGCCCTCAACCGCACGCCTGAGCATGACGGGTGTGCCTTTTTCCTTTAGGTCGTTATAGAAATCGTCCTCGTGCCAACGGGTTCCTATGTACCAACGCTTGGCTCCTGGAACAAGCATCGGGTCAACAACTTGCCAGTATGTGTCTTGTGCTTTCTGGCGCTGGACGGCAGTTGCGTTCTCCTTCATCCCGACCATGTCGTCGCCGATTAGGATATCCAAACGAGCCCCTGGTTTAATTGATCCAAGTCCATCAGCAAAACACGTTGCGTCTTTCCCCAAATTGGCACCC